GTAAGCCATATGATCACAGAAATGTGGATGGATGGCCCAAACGGTTACGGTAAAATGAAGATCCTTCCTACACCAATGGGTAACCTAGTTCGCACTATGTTAGAATCCGGTGTCAAGTTAGGAGTTAGCTCACGCGGATCCGGGAACGTCAAGGAAGACGGTTCCGGTGAAGTTACAGATTTCGAGATTATCACAGTGGATGTGGTAGCTCAACCATCAGCCCCAGGTGCGTATCCAACGCCCATTTATGAGCATATCATGAATACTCGTGGCGGCTATAAGGCATTTTTAACAGCACAAGAAGTACAAGGCGACGCAAAGGCACAGAAATACCTGAAAGAAAGTCTATTGAAAATAATAGGCGGACTCCAATAACAAGGGAGAATCACATATGTTGGACGCACTTAAACAATTATTCGAGAACAATGTGATTTCTGAAGAGATCAGAGCTGATATCACGTCTGCTTGGGACAGAAAGATCCAAGAGAACCGTGAACAAGCAACACAACAACTACGCGAAGAATTCGCACAAAAATACGAACATGACAAGCAAACAATGATCGAAGCTATCGACAAGATGGTTACTGATCGTTTAACTGCTGAAATCCAAGAATTCACAGAAGATCGCGCACAGCTAGCCGAAGCGAAAGCCAAGTATGCTGTTGCAATCCGTGAACATTCTACTAAACTAAATGGATTTGTTCTTAACAGCCTAGCTAAAGAAATCACTGAATTACACGGTGACCAAAAAGTTATGGCTGAAAATTTTGCCAAGTTGGAAGGTTTCATTGTAGAAGCTCTAGCTAAAGAAATCGCTGATTTCTATGAAGATAAGAAAGATTTAGCTGAGACTAAGGTACGTCTCATTAAAGAAGCTAAAGAACAATTTGCTGTATTAAAAGGCAAGTTTGTTAAACAAAGTGCTGAGCTTGTTGAATCAGTTGTTACAAAAGGTCTCACAAAAGAGATTGGACAACTTAAAGAAGACATTGATCAAGCACGTAAGAACGACTTTGGACGTAAGATTTTTGAAGCATATGCTACTGAATTCCAGCACAGTTTGTTAAATGAGAAATCTGAGACAAGCAAGCTATTGAAAGTAGTTGCAGAAAAAGATAAACAACTCGCTGAAGCAACTCAAGCTATTTCCGAAAAGCAAGCATTGGTAGAAAGTACACAGAAAGAAGTTTCTCGTGCTCAAGCTACTGCGGCTCGTAAAGAAGTAATGGGTGAGCTTCTAAGTCCTTTGAACAAGGATCAGAAAGAGATTATGAGTGAGTTACTAGAAAGTGTGCAAACTGCCAAGCTAAGAACTAGTTTTGACAAGTATCTACCTGCTGTACTCAGCGGTAGCACACCGGAGAAGAAGAAGGCTCTTGTAGAGGCAAAAGAAATCACAGGCAATAAAGAAAATCATAGCATTAGTAGTGCTAAAAGCCAGGGCGAAGTAATAGACATTCGTCGCCTAGCTGGATTAAAATAAGGAGAAATTTATGTCAGAACTACTAGAAAGCCGCTGGCAAGAAACTAAAGAGGCACTATTAGAAGGCCTTCAAGGAACCAAGAAGAGCGTTATGGCTACTACTCTCGAGAACACTCGTAAGTATTTGTCAGAATCTGCTACTGCTGGTGCCACTTCTGCCGGTAACGTTGCAACCCTAAATCGCGTGATCCTTCCAGTGATCAGACGTGTGATGCCTACGGTCATCGCTAATGAATTAGTTGGCGTACAGCCAATGACTGGTCCAGTTGGTCAGATCCATACTCTACGTGTTCGCTACAGCGATACATTTAATGCTGGTACATCTGGCGCTACAGCTGGTGAAGAAGCTCTAAGCCCATTCAAGATTGCTGAATCTTATTCTGGTGCTACATCTGGTAAGGCAGCTGCCACAGCCGCTTTAGAAGGTGCCGCTGGAAACAAACTAAGCATTCAAATCTTGAAGCAAACAGTTGAAGCTAAGACTCGTAAGTTGTCTGCACGTTGGACATTCGAGGCTGCTCAAGATGCACAAGCCCAACAAGGTATTGACATCGAAGCAGAAATCATGGCTGCTTTGGCTCAAGAAATTACAGCTGAAATCGATCAAGAGGTGCTAGCATCTCTACGTTCTTTAGCTGGAACACAGAACCGTGAGACTTATGACCAGTCTGCTGTTAGTGGTACTGCTACATTCGTTGGTGACGAACATGCCGCATTGGCCGTTCAGATCAACCGTGTTGCAAACCGTATCGCTCAGCGTACACGTCGTGGTGCTGGTAACTGGGCCGTTGTAAGCCCAACAATGTTGACAGTGTTACAATCTGCTACTACAAGCGCATTTGCTCGTACAACAGAAGGTACATTCGAAGCTCCAACTAACACAAAGATGGTTGGTACATTGAACAGTGCTATGAAGATCTATGTTAACACTTACGCAAGTGATGACACAGTTCTAATCGGCTACAAAGGTTCTAGCGAATCTGACGCAGCCGCGTTCTACTGCCCATACATTCCATTGATGAGCAGTGGTGTTGTGTTAGATCCATCAACATTCGAACCAGTCGTATCATTCATGACACGTTATGGTTATGTTGAGTTGACAAACACAGCTTCTTCTCTAGGTAATGCAGCCGACTACCGAGGTACAGTTGAAGTAACAAG